AACATGTCAGACCAATAAAATGGGTTGAGGTCGGTGCGCCCCAGGGTAATATCGGCGATAGCAGCATCTAGTATTTCAGGTACAGTCATAGTTCCGTAATCATTGGCAATCACTGTTTCTAATAACTTTGATTTAAATTTAATGTATTCTCTACTGTTATAGTCCAACGCCGCAAAAATATCATATTCTTGACTGCGCATGAAATACCCAGACAAAGTTAGTGGCGACGATTGCTGTAAAATTTGTTGACCGTAAGGGATAATGTTGCCTAAGTCACGACTATTGTTGGCGCCGTTAATTGGGCCATTTATGTTAATTAAATTTTGACAAATGGTATCGTAATGATTACGCAAGGTGCCCAACGTAAATGATTCACTATTGGCGTTTAATGGATTATTTTCTAAATTGATAGGAACTTGATAAAAACCAACAGCACTGGCCTGATCGCTTAGTACCGCTACTTCAATAATATCACCTGGTGTATATACTGTGTTAAGTGTAATTGTTGTAGTTGTATCTGTGGTTGCTACTGTGTAATTGTAACTTTCTTGAAAGCTTTCATTTACATATAATTGAACAGCAGGAACTACATTATTGTCTATAACTTTAACGTCTAACAGCAAAGGTTTACCGTCATAGGTAAATTGAAACTGTTGTCTGGCACGACTCTTGGTCGCCGCAGTTTGCCAACCAATTTCTCGAGAATAGGTAACACGATCGCTGTATTCTCGTACAAATCCTGTGCTGATCGCTACAGTAGTGCCAACCGACTCTGGTGCATACACAAATGTATCTTTGTAAAGATTATTGTCAAATACAATATCTCCTACATTAGTTAAACTAAGGTAGGTTAGTTGAAAACCTAGCACAGGATCGTTAAGTGTGCTGGTGATTGTGGTTTCGGCGGCAGTGCTGGGGGTAGCATAACTGAATAACTTGCTGCCCGCAAATGTTGAACTAGGATATTTGGGTTTATAGCCAAAACTTATACCATCGTTGTCATAGACATTAAACAACGGCGCTTGGTTTGTTTTTGTTTTTTGCTGAGCACTGATCCACTCAACTCCATCAAAGTAAAAACTCAGTCCTTGCAAGGTATCTCCGCTGAGGCATACCACGGTTTGATCAAATTTTATTGCAGTTGAATACACTGGTGTGAGATTGATCACCGGCTCTAGCATCAACGGAGGTACAGTATCGGGTGTAATGAATTCAACCTGGTAAACTTGATTTCTAACGTCTGGATCAGTATCTGCAGCAAAAATAACAGTGGTCCCATCAATAAATGTATATCCATCTACTCCATACCCTAAAGATCCATTTACGACACTAAGTGCATCACTAACATTAAAATCAATAATATCAACCGGTGCTATGGCGTCAGTACCAAAATCATATAATTTTGTGCCGGCACGGAATTCTAAAATAGGCCTGCGCCCACGCTGCAAATTGTCAACTACGGCTACAGTATCATTGTAGGCTGCCGACGCATTAATTACATCAATATGGAACCAACGGTTACTACGGGTCCATGGATTGAGATCTTTTCCTGCACGATTGATTGTGAGATAATCTTGAATGATTGGCGCATTTAATGTTGCATCAAAGTTACCCACATCAAAAGGAGTGCTGTCATATGGTACTGTAGAACTTTGTGTATATGTTTCCGGTGTGATAAAATTACTCACAGGCAATAATGTGATTGCTGTTCCGACTCCCTCAACATAGTATTCATTGCCAGCATAACTGGCAGGAATTACATTGCCTCGAAATACAACTTTTAATCCATTAGTGAATACTACGCCATTTGGTGCGGTATAGTTGGCTTTACCAATAATTTCGTCAATTTTGATTGTGGCATTATTTTCAGGATTGACAAGACGAATCTGCCCAAAAATTTCAGGGTCGGTGCCGTCTTGATAATACAGCACATCTTTGATAGCTGTTAATAACGGAATTTCTTCAAAGAATCCAGAAGCATTTTTATACCAGCTAGTGCTGGAATACTCGGTACCAAATAGAATATTAAATTTTTCTAAATTGCTAACTGACAATACATTGTTTAACACCATAAATTGCTGACCATCAGTATCAGTTTTATACTGTATTTGCCAGACATCGTAATATTGATCTTGCGGAAGATAGGTGGTCTGATCAAACAATATTGAATCAAATGATCCAGGTGTATTATTTTCTGATACTACAACAACTTTAAAAGTTAAATCGTTAACAGGGGTTGTGCCTCCTAATAAATTCCCAGGAATCTTTATAGTATCCCCGACAGTATACCCTGTTCCAGAATCAACTACAGTAATAGATGTAGTTGAGTTTGAATATACTACACTGTTAGACAAAAGTTTTACGTTAACAATCAACCCAGTGCCACTACCGGTTACAGTGGTTGGAGTAATAGAACTATAAGTTTGATTAACTACTGTTCCGGACTTTGTTCCACCAATATTTGCAAATGATGTTTGTAACAACGGGTCAAACTGTGTGGTAACTTGCCATCCGCCGGCTTCGGGATCTTGATTTTGATTTAAAAAAACTACAGTGCGGCCATCTAATGATGTTATGCCATCGATTCCGCCTGTGACATCTAAAAACGGAGTAACAAATTGATTATTAATTTGATCAAAATCAAGAGTAGTTACAAGATCTACCGTGCCTGACGGCTTGCCTGAAATATTGCCAATTGTGTTTAAACTATAATAAAAACTTTGTGCGTCCTTGTCGGGCACATCAAAGGTAACGGTGCCAAGATCTTCTCCATTGTTGAGAACCCCAAACACATCACGACTGCTGATGTTTGGTGCATACGGTAAACGTCCGGCAACTCCAGGATCTGTTTGAATCCAAAACCCAGGGCCTGTTCCGGGGGTAGCATTGACAATATTAATTTGTCCCTGCAAATTATATTCATTGGCACTGGAATAGTATAGAGTATCGGGCGCGTCTTGAGGAACAGTAAATGTAATAATTCCTGTGGTAGCCCCGTTACGAAGCACCCCAGTATCATAGGTATTAATGTTTCCTAGACTGGCAATGGTCTTGATATAAAATGGGTAAACACCAGTTAAATTTAAATTAAATACATAGGTATTGCCGCGAACCAATATTAACGTTGGGTTTGGTTGATAGTCAATGATGTAAGATGAACTACCACTATTGCTCACTCGGAAGTTTACAGTTTCTGTGGCATTTTGTGCAACATTAAAATTATAATTGCCGCCACGTACTAGAGTTATAATTGGGTTGTTACCAGTAACTCCACTAAATGCATAAACTCCGTTGGCCCGAGTCACCGTAAAATCGTCAGTCAATGGAATAGCTGTTGCTGACACATCAACACTTAGTGGCCCCGAGGGTAACCAATAGTATTGGGCAAAGTTTGTAAACTTGTCAAAATCTACAAACGGATCAAATGCATAATATTCGCTAGTATATAAACGATCGGCCTTACTGGTATCAGCACCCTGTAATTTTAATGCGTCAGTAATTCCTGGATAGGTAATAGCATCAACAATTTCTTTGCTGTTTTCAGGATTGATTTCTACCACGCCCGGTTCTAGTTGATAATTGGTACGACTGGCCGTTGGCTCAATTACATATCGATCTTCTGGATTAACGCCGGGGCCCACCTTGCGGCCTACATAGCCTTGTGTCTTTTTAAATTCAGGTTCTTGGACCAGTTGGTCTAGGGTGGCTGCTAGAAATTGTCTGTTGACCGGTGTTTGAAATATTTCTGGCAGAAAGTCAACTGTGCGAACTCTTGCCATTAAATTACTCCGCTACCAGGTGCTGTCCGAATATTTGTACTGGTCAAGGCCTGTATAACCTGAATATCATTCACCGTGGCCGCGTTAACAAAAATTTGATTCGGTGCCGACCGTATTTCATACAAGTCGCCAAATGACTTTTGTGGGTTAAGAGGCACCAACACCACACTACTTACAATGCTGCCAATTTGACTGTGGATATAGGCAGCCAATTCGCTAAAATAAAATGTAGCCCCAAAATCCCATTTGTCTAAACTAAAATAAGCATCCATATTGGCCACTACTAAATTTTTAATCTCGCTTGTGCTGGTTGTGGTTCCGGCAGCAGGAATTACCTTGATAATTGCCCGTAATTCTTCTGCTGCCTTGGCTCCAAATAACGGTTTAAATTGTACAGTGTTTAAAATCATATTGTCAGAGATCATTTTATAATCTTGGAGACCGGCATATTCGGTAGTGAGTTCATCTAATGTAGGCGGAGTTGGTTCGGGTACCGTGCCGGTTGAATCTTTAATCCAATTTTGATATGCGACATAATAAGTCAAGGTTACAATATAAAGGTCAATGATATTAGTAGTTCCGGGATCGAGCCGACTTGTTAATGGGCTATTATGTCGATATTGGAAGTATAAATCTTGACGGCCAACTCGAGCAATCCAACCAGTGACAGGATCTACAGTTCTTGTTAAATCGTTATTCAAGGTCAGTTGATAAAACAGGCCAGCACTGTAATCAATGTTGCTAGTGGCGCTGGTTGGGTTGTAGGCGTAAAATACTTGACCGTTGGAGTATTCGGCCTTGTCCAGTTCAATCGCGGCCTGTGTAGCATAGTCGCTGTTGACTACACCTTGTTCAACTAACAAATAGCGTTGAAGATTATCAAAGTCCACAGTTTGTTGTAGGAATACCAATTTTAAATTACTATTCACGCCGGGCGCTACAATGTCATTAAAAAAATCTGGATTGTCAGGAACACCATCGGCATCATTGTCCTCAAATCCAACTATGACCTGAAAATCATCAACATACCCGTCGCTTTCTACTGGTTGCCCAATGATCCGTACTCGAGTATCGCCTTCGAGTGGAGTATTATTATCGGGCTTGCTGTTGGTTTTTAATATGTTAACAAAATCGCTGATCACTGTGCCGGTGCGACTGTCATAGATCTTTTGATTGGTAAAAAAGAAAAATCTAGTTTCTAATACGCTGCCAAAGTAATAGTCCAAACTACGACTAACCACAGTATATGTTGATCCGTCCGTGGTAGCCTGTATAAACCACGAAGCATCACTGTTGACTCCGGCGGTTGATTGTGCATTGGCAAGGCTAAAATCAGCATTCACATCAAGATTGGTACTATTGATCAAATACCATGTGGCGGTCAGATTATTATAGCCCAGACCAAAATTACGATTTAATCGAATTTGCTCAGTGATGCTTTGTGCAAATGTTGTGGTAAAATCTGTGGTAAACAGGGGAATAACCTGGGTGGCAATAGCTCCGGTAGGAACAAAGTTGTTAAGTACCACCGGTCCTAACCCATTGGTAAAATTGCCCAGCCCTTGATTGGTGCCATCGACATAAACGGCAGTTGGACTTGCCCAGATCGCATATTTTTCATTGGCTCTTATGGGAACTCCAGCCACTAATTGATTGTCTTTATCAAAGAAATAACCGGTAGGAGCTATAAATTTTACCAAAGACCCAACTTCAATATACTTGGTGTTATTGCTAGAATATGTGCCGATGGATACTGGATTTTCCAATGAATTTTGAAAATAGCCTGTAGTTTCATTCAATTGTGTAGTGCTTTGGTTCCAGGTAATATTTAACACTGTTAGGTCAGGACGAGTGTAGTTGGCATAATAAAATTGTCTGGCACCATCTTCGCCGATCACCGGTTGAATACTATTAGCTATTACGTCAGCAATGTCATTATTGGTTAGCCAGGTAAATTGAAAGGCTGGCAAATTATTAGCTTCATACAAGGCACCATCGCTGGCAAAAATATTTGTGCTGGAATATTTTCCGGTGTTGTCTACTAGATCAAGATATCGGCTGGTGCCAATGCTGGCACGATTTAAGGCCTTACTTTTTAAAATACTATTGTAGGCGGTGAATGGAAAGTTATTGTAATCTTCGCCATTGACCATGCGATCTTGTGTGTAATAACGTGCAGGTGCTCGTTGTTTAATTTCTTGAATGGTCTCACGTGCCTGGCTATTACTTACAGGTTGTGTGATACCGCAAGTAAATGTGATAGTCTCAATTTGTCCAGTTCGACTAACATACGCAATAGGAACTTGAATGTTTTGCATTTCTTCTGGATTAATAATATATTGTAATCCATTACTGGCACGAACATAATTACGGAAAGTTCCAACTGGGATGGTGGAAAAAACGCCATCACCAAAGTTTAATGTAATCTGATCATTGGTGCGGCTGGTCACTGAATATATAGTACGAGAACCCGGAGTTAGTTGTTCAACCGCGGCCCCATATACATTATCGGTTTTGATCCATTCTCTAGTTACATTTCCTAAATTGTCAAGTTGGTATAACCAAACATCTTCATTGTTAACCCCTTCGATGTTGATGTCTACGGAACGATTACTGATACGCTCTGGCAAATTAAAATCTTGATTTTGTAACACACCTTGTTTGAACAAAAAGAAATAACCAGTATTGGCGCTGGCAAAACCCAATTGATCATTACGGAACAATACATTGAACTGCCCGTTGGGCAACGGGCGAGGTTCATACACATAACTCCGACCAATTGAACTAGCGTTAACCGCTTCAAATGGCATGTTGACTCCGTCAACCGTAGCAGTGTATGGAATCACTGGAATATATCCAGGAACTAAATTAATAGCATATTCGCTGGTGTCTACCCCTAAGATTATTTGATTGTTGGCTGGTCTACCTATACGTTGTGTGTTTAATAAACTGGCATTGACAATGGCCGTAAATTGTTCTTGCCAATCAAAGTTGCTGGGATCAGCCCAATTCACTGTAATGCTGGCCAAATTAACTCCATTATAATCTAAAACATTTTCTGTAGTTTTAACACTGAATACTTTTAAATAACCACTGGCCTCTGTATTACGCTTAGGAGTATAACTCACTAATTGTGCAAGTTTAACTACGCTATCTCTGCGTTCGGCTGTGTCTAAATAATTTTCGCGTGTGTTTAAATCCGTGCGGAACGCCAATGCTTGACCCATAAAGGCCATGACATCGAGTAAGGCAATAAATTCACTGGACTCAATGTAGTCATTAAATGTTTCTGGATAATAAAGTCGCAAATAATCCACAAAACTCTTGCGTAAGGTTTCAAAATCGTAACTTTGAAAGTCAGCTTCGCGGTAGGTTTGATAGATTCGTTTCCAATCTTCAACACCAAATATAGCTGTTTGTCTTGTGGTTGTGGCCATGTTTATTCCGTCGTTGTATTATTTATGGTTAGAATAAAGTGGGTAGTTTAACTAGATATAACTGGCACGGCGAGTTTGTTGATCAAAAAATACTGACAGCAGAGTAGCGGTCTGTCCGGGAATTACAGCAATTTCTAGTTGAATCAGTATGCCGTGTTCTTGCGGAAATATATCTAGCTGTGTGATTTGTATTCTAGGATCACCACCAACAACTCGCTGTATTTCCGTGGTTAGGGCACGTTCGGTCTCTTGTGTTTGATTTTCAAACACATTGTCATAGATAGAGGTGCCGTAGCCAGGGCGACCAACAAGTTCTCCCTGTCGAATATTAAAAGCGTTTAATAGATCGCGTTTAATTAACTCAAAGTCTACCAATGTAAACTTTTTGAATTGATCAATAGTACTAAATCCAACGAAGGTAGTCATATTGTATTTACTCTATCCTATAAATTGTGGTTTGAGCTCAGATAATTTTTTCTGTGCCTGTAAAATATCGGCGTTAATTCCAGCAGTAAGAGCACTAGGAAATTCAAAACTAGGTGCAGGAATTTTAGCATTTCCTAATATTCTTGCCACTGCAGCATCTACTGTCTGGCGGTTAACCGTATTACTAAATCCTGCGGCTACCTTAGTTGCTGATACTAAACTGTCTGAACTAAACAAACTAAAGTCTACACTGAAGCTTGACATTTTTCCAAATATGTCTAGACTACTACCAAGATTGCCTAGCAAGGCTTGTGCTTGAGTTCCTAACGATCCTAGGGCGCCTGTGGCTATGCCGGATAAACTGCCCAGGGCATTGGTGGCATATCCCTGGGCACTACCAATGGCTCCAGTTAACAAACCTTGAGCTTGTCCTAAGGCACTGTTTAATACTCCTTGGGCCTCCCCTAGCGTACTATTTAACAATGCACTACCTTGTGCCCAAGCGGCGGCTACCGGCGCAGTAAATTGAGTAGCGTTATTAACTACTGCACCAACCGATTCTTTTATTAATTGATTGGCTGCAGAGGTGGCCTCGGCAGTTAAATTAGCAACTCCCTGCGTTACGCTGTTAACTGCACCATTGGCAATAGTTGATATATTATTAATTGGAGTTGATAATAAACTACTGACTGAGGCTGGCACCTGGCCGGTTATAGAGTTGGTCAGAGAAGTAACTCCCGAAAATGATGAAGTAATAAGGTTATTAAAATTGCTACCAAGTGCTGCAGTTCCAGATACTAAACTAGCTGCGGTCAATCCTGTTAATCCTGTAGCGCCGTAGATTTGTCCTGTGCTGGTACTTGCAGGAGCCGAGTTTTGGGTTTGGATAGTTCCGCTGGCAGTTAACGACTCGTAGTTAAGTTGCAGGACTCCATTTTGTATCCGAGTTTGTAGTGCTGGATCATCTAGTATACCGGCCACTGAGGTTACTCCATCCTTGCCAGTCCATATGCTAGGCGTACCGATTACACAAGCAAAGTCAGGATAATTGCTGGTGCCTGGTTTTAGATATCCTGTTTTTTCTAAAGACTGTGGTGTGAGATTATAAGTGCCAATACCAGTATCGGTAATAGTGTCTGGTGGTTGATCAACATATACTTCTGTGGTTGTAATCAACGCCTGTACTTCTTCTGGTGATAATGGTCCTACCCCGGTGACCGGTCCGGTCATTGCATAATCTGCCGCAGTTATTGGAGTTTGTAAAGGTGTGTTTGCCAACGAAGGTATTGACAGGGCGATTTCACCAGTGACAATTGATAAAATAGTCACACGGTCAACTCCGGCAGTATCTCTTTCTAAACGACTTAATTCAAAATTAGTCAATCGTGTTTGGACACTGGTCAATGTTTGTCCAACACTGTACCCTACAAGACTTCCGGCTACCACCTGACTGTAAAACAACAGGTCAGCTTGTGCCTGGGTGTATCCACCAGGAGTAATTAACTCAAATTCGTTACCGCTCGGAAGAGTATATTTAAATATAGCCATTATGGTCCAGTTTTTGTAATGCTTGTACCAGTTGGCAATGCAGGTGCGCCCGGTGGTGGTGTTGGTTGACCGTTTTCTAAATTAACAGTGACAGCCACACCTTGATTATGATAAGGCCATGGTTCGTGTGTGGGTGCTCTAGTTACAATACTTTCTAACCCGGCTGGAGCAACCTGCCAACCGGTACTGCTGTCAAAATTTGTGTCAGGCATAACATATTTGGTGATGCCCTTGGGCGCATCTACCCCCAATGCAGGACCACCATTTAGGCTAATTAAAATACCTTTAAGGCTCAATGCTGTACCACCATCAATTGTGGCTACTTTGCTTTTTATCGCTAGCTGCGTGTTAGATTTAATACCAACTTTACCTTCGCTAAAGAGTGTCATGGTTTTTTTGCAAGCAACCGATAGCTCATCATCACTTTGAATTGCTGTTCCTTTTATACTTTTTATATTGATTTTTTCCCCGGCAAACATGTTGATATCCTTGTCAGCATGCAAATTAATAGTGCCTTCGGTTCGCAAATTAATTGAGTTGGTACTAAACACATCCAGTGTGCCTTCTTGTCCTAGTTCTACCCAGGATTGGCCGTTGGCATGACAAATATAAAAAGCATTGCCATCATCGCTCATGGTGATCTGATGTCCCTTGGCAGTACGAATACGAATCAAATTATCGCTGCCATCTAAGGCACCATCATCCATGACCAAGGTATGGCCGCCGCGCCGACCAATCACAGTGGCGGCCCCGGCAGGTGCGCCTGTACTGGTTACTTGTTTAGTAATGGCAGCATCCGAGGCGCCGCCGGCATAGATAGCACGGCCGGGTGTGGCAATTCCATAACATGCGCTAGGGCTTTCTCTCTGAGCAGTACTACCAATGCTTCCGCGAATTGGATCGTTGTTTAGGCCTTGTTGAAACAACACTGCGGCCGCATAAGCATGTATTGGTTTTGGTTGATCAAAGAATTTAGGATTTTCACTTATCTTGGTATTTTCTGGAGGATTGTTAACTTCGGTCACTGGCAATAGTTTGCTCTGAGCAAAATAAGTTTCTTGGTTGGCATTGGCTTTTACATATTTGTCCGAGGCACCAATAGCCGGAACCATGCGATTAAGCCCTTGATCTGGTATACACCCTAGATAATATCCTAGATCTGGATCTCCACCAACAAAAAAGCACAAGACACTGACGCCCAAGTCTGGCGGGGTAAACCACATACCGTAAGAACTCTGGTTACCAGGATATGTTCCGGTGCCACTGGTTCCACTGGAATTGCTTCTGGGGGTTGATCCATAAAATGGTGGACAATAGCTAACGGTGCGCCAACTATCTTTGTTTGCTTGTTCCCCTCCAAATTGTTCAATAAAAACTTGTAACCGGCCAGCGCGACTAGGATCAATGTTGTTCATCACAACACCAACAAATGGGCCCATCTCGGTCGGGATGCCACCTTTATCAAATTTAAAATTGGCCGGGCGACCAGTGCTTTTTTGTATATTTTCTGACATTACGCTTCTCTGTTTAAAATTTGGGGTGGAGTAGTATTAATTCCGTTATTGGGCCCTAACACCTTGGGTGTATTATATAGTGGTAATGCTCCAGGTGCAGCAACAACTACCGATCCATCCGAGGTTGGCGGTTGTATTAATTGTGCTGGTAATGGTTGTGTATCTGATACCGGAGTTTCCTGATCATTAGTGTACGGAGTTGGGCTAGTCGTATAAGACTGGCGTCCAGGATATTCGGCTGTTCTTAATGCAGATCTTATTCCACGTGTCATATGTTATGCTCCGACCTGGAAAGGGCTAGTAGACTCACCGGTAAAATTTCCTATTTCATCCACACCAGCCACGGCTGGCGGCGTATATGGGAGTGTAGCGGCTGTAGTAGCTTGATTTGGTGTACCTGGCGCAGCGGCTGCTGGTGCAGAGGCAGCCATGGCTTGAAGATCTTTGTATGCTTGGGTCAATAACTTGCCTTCGAGCTCTTGTTCAAATTTACCTTTTGAAAAGGTGCTTCTAACTATTTGCGCCACATAAGCATAGGTATTTTGCGGGCCGCTACTGGCTGCCACACCGAGCGCAGCAGTTCCACTGACATTATTAGCACTAACATTCATGATACCTGTGTCAAAGTTATAGTCCGTTGGTTGATTCCACCCAATACTAAATGTAATTTCTGATGCTTCATAGTTAATGGTACCATCAGCATTAAATGGAGCAAAATTAAAATTCTTGGCACTAACTCCGGTAGTGACTTCTCCTTGCTGTAACCAAGCGGGATCTCCTACAATTTTTAGTTTAACCGCAGCTTGGTCACCAGGACTATACAAATAATCTGCAGCATTAGCGGCAACTTCATTGGCTTGCTTGTCGGCTCCCTGACTGCTTTGAGCACTAGCAACCATGACTGTACGGCGAGTGATATTTCTAGGATCCGATGTAGTAGTTTCTTGATTTTTTATCTGGCTGCCACTCAACACCCAACGATATAGATTATTAAATTCTTGACTAAAATCTAATACCTGTGTATTTTGTCCTGTAAACCAATAATTATAAACCTTGTGCAGGCCTCGAAATCGACTGGTAGGAAAATATTCACTTTGCATCTGAGTAATAGCATAGGTACTGATTGTATAGGTCATTCGATAAGCAAAATCGTTGCGAAGACTATCCCAGGCCAATGGAACAGCGGTTACATTGATTTTAAACCATGCCATTTGCCCTGTTTTATTATTGGCATTTGGTACTTGTTTACCTGTGACTTCGTCCGTGGTGTACAAGGCTTGATCGGATATGTAGCTGCTGTTGCGCATGACCTTGTCAATGAACTGTACAATTTGTGTTCCTGCTTGAACTTTTTCAGATCTAGAAGAAGTGTCTACATTGTTTGTTACTGGAGCCAAAGATCTACCGTTGGCATCTTTAGCTTGCATTGATGTTGCACTAAAGTTAGTACTGCCAGGTTTTTTAATCGTGCTGGCAGCCATAGATGCTGGAGCAAATTTTATTTCATATATGTCGGCCACTTTTTGTTTGCCAGCTGTAACTTTTCCTTGTTGATAGGTGTTTAAGGCCTCACATAATCCAGTAAAAGTTGAATTAACTTTAGTAGCTGCTGCGGCTGTGGGTGGTGCATTGCCAGCACTTGTGGGTGGTGCGGCGGCTGCAGCTGGAGTGGCACCAGTTGACGGCACCGCAGTTCCGCTACTGCCAGGTAACAGTCCACCACCGGTTGCACTAGCAGCACGACCACCAAGTGGAACATAAGCCGGAGTGGTTGTAACCCCGGCGGCTTTTTGTGCTGATTCAAATGAGGTTGCCATAATATTACGGTGCCACCACTGCAAACGGACTAGCAGTTTCACCGGTAAAGTTTCCATTGATATCGATACCAGCACTAGCTGTGATGTCATTTACTGAGGTGGCCGGTGCTGGGCCTGGTGCACTGGTAGCTGGTGCCGATGTAGTTGTTCTAGCGCCTGGATCCACTGTAGGATATTGTGTGCCCACTGGTTTACCTACTAGTATGTCTGACACTGTTTCGCCAACAAATTCAAACTGTAGAGGAATACTACCACGGTCCTGACTTAGGGCAGTTTGATACGGTATTGGGTTGCAGGTCACATGATATTCGATTTGTTTGGTAACCAGACGAAATGTTAAATCTCGAATTACAAATGGATAGTATTTTTCAACCACTGATTTGGTACTGCCTTGTCCAGGATACCCAACCAACCCCTGGCTACGTATGGGATTTACTAAATTTCCTTGTTCATCGTAGCCATAAAATCTAATAACCATGCAATACTGTGCCTGGAGGTAGGCTGCGGCTTTGTCAGTAACATTAGCCTGTTTATACAAGGTAGTCACTGCATTATGCAAATTATTAATTAAAGTTATTCCGTTGGGTTCTGTAACAGTAAATTCAAATTTTTGTGCCGAGTGTGATAGACCCGATCCTTTGCCTGGGGTATAACTATCAATTATTAAATTGTCCATGTAGTAGTCTAATTGGAAAAATTGATTGCGCCCAATTTGGCTGGCGCCACCAGTTTGCGCCAGCAAGCTCCAGGTTGAAATATTTTTTGAGCCATTGGTAAAATCTGTGTACTGTGTTGGTGTTAACACATACCAGCTGAGTCCATAGGTATAGCTAGTATAGGCATCCAATACATTTGGTTGTGGAATAATTTGTTGATTAAACGAAGCACTGATAATTTGCTGAGCTGGTTTAACAGTTGGTGCAGTATTGTCTTCACGTTCTGCACCGACCCCGGGACTGGTAGCGGGTGCGGCCACTAGGCTGGAATTTGCATTTGTATTTGATGCTGGAGTGCCTTGAGAATTTGTCAATGACAAGGTAGACGCTGTTGCGCCATCGGTGCTAACATAAGAAGAATTTACTGTGCCAGCAGCCGGAACAATTCGACCGTCAGCAGCTGTTTGAATTGTAACTGTAGTTGGTGGTGTAGCTGGATTTTGTATACCGGTGGTGCCGTCATCTTGGGCTACTTGGCCTGCACTGGCAGTTGGCACTGCAGCAGTTGTTTGTGCCGCCTGCAATAATTCTTGAGCATTGGTCAATTGGTTTGCAAGAACTGCAACTTGACTAGCAATTTGTTGCGCCAAGGCAGTGTTTCCAGCACCAATGGCAACATTTTGTTGTTGATTAAGCGACGAGATCTGTGCTTGTAAAGTAGCAATCTGTATTTGTAAAGATTGAATGTCTGCCATGTTAGAATCCTAGCACTGAGCGAAGAGTTGTAATTTTGGGTACATATATCTGTGTATCTGCTACAAAATCTAACGGGGGTTTGGTCAATGTGTTGGGATTACGCTGATAAAACACCCACCAAAGGCCGGCATTGTCATAAAGGTCAAATGCTAACAGGTCAGGACGATACTGATAGGTGGTATTAATTTTAAACAAGATATCATCAGTTTGTTTAGGGATAGGTCTATTGACCATTACATCTAGAAAAAATTGACTATAGCCAGTTTGAAAATACGGACTAGTTGGATCATAGTTGGCCATTACCAGAATCCTCCTTTGAGCAAGTTTCCATTAGCGTATTCCTTAAGACTGAACTGTTTGCTAACTTGTTGTCGACTTTGCACTGGCAATAATGTCAATTGAATTTCCATTTTAGTTGGTACATACGTTGGTCTATTTAGACCTAAGGTGGGCGGTGCAGCACTACCAGTTATGGCGCCCTTGGTCAAAAACGCCGCTGCCAATCTATTTACAGTACCAAAAATGCTGTTGGTTGCCACACTTTGCCGATCACGAATATTATTAAAATTAAGACCTGCATTGTTAGGACTTCCAGCACGAATATAGTCTACATCTGCCGGTAAATTATAATTAAAACTGCTAATTGCACAAGCATGCTCTCTAAATTGATAATCACCAAGGCCTGACAAATATACTAACGGTGGCGGAGTGCCGCGCTCGGCATCTTGTCCATAAAACATTTTGGTAGCTGAACGTAAAAAATGTATCACTGCCAACAAGTAGTTAGCATCGTTGGTATCCTGCGCTGTAAATATGGCTGTTAAATTAATTTCATTTACATAACTGTTTTGATACCAATATCCTCGATAGTTTGAGTGAGTTAAATCATACGGAGTATACTGAGCTCGGTACACGGTGTTTATAGCCGGAGTGTATGGAAATATAATGCCATCGGTGACTTGTAAGGGTTTGAGAATACCCGGATTAGGTGCGTTATATAGATATTTGGCCTGAGGGGCCAGGCGCAATCTTACACGCCAGTCGCCATTGTTGATCTGTTTGCGTTGATCAGCAATGGTTTTTTGAGCTTGGGCGCCTTTGATTAGCCCTTGGATATTTGCGTCAGCAGCAGCACTGTCGGCTGATGTACCGGTGCCGGTATTTCTCTCGGTTGTAACTGCACTGACCTCTTGTGGTACATTAGGATCTTCAGTTGGACTAGCAGCCTCACCATTGATATCGGTTATCGGTAAATCTTCGGCGGCTACAAAAGAGCCATCTGCTTGTTGAACAAATCCACCACCGGCTGTGGGATCGGTAGCCGGATCGACTGGAAGATCTTCGGCGGCCTGAAACACCCCAGGTGATGTTTCAACAAACCCACTGTCTGCTGCACTCACCGCGGTGTTGCTATTGACATCACCGTCTGTTACTATTGTTTCGCCTGGCGCCAAACTTGTTGCCGGATCAACCGATGTGGCGGCCCGACTTACTGTTGCAGATGTTGTTACCAGTGTTTGTCCTGGACTGGTGTTGGTAGTATTTGGTGTTAAAATTAACGAGGTTGCTGAATCTGTTTGCGTAACTGTGCCACCAGCAGCAATGGTAGCCGCAGTATTTTGTGTAGTAGCGGAAGCAACATTTTGATTTTGCCCAGTGGTATAGCTATCAAATTGCTCTTGGGTTATTTCAACATATTGTCCATCTATGAGTACTTGTGGCATTGATCAGTCCTGTTATCCATATATTTACCGCAAGAAAAAACGGCATATTTAATGATTAAAAGGTTGACAACTGTGGGTTTTATGCTACAATAAATACACTATTAGGAGGTTTATTCTTGGCCACACCCATCACAAAAACACCAGCAAAAACAAATTATCTCAATAATAGAGATATCTTAAAACAAATTCACCTAAGCAAAAATACCTACTGTAGTTACACAGATCCTGTAGCTGATCATCAGTACGATATTATTTTGCCCACCTTGTTAAAAATCAATCAACGCACTATTGCAGAAGCTCGTCGCAATCGTGCCGACAGATTCAAGCGCGAAGGTATTGTCATTGACCCTAAAAAGATTGCCAACACTGATTTAGTATTTAGAATTACCTGTTGGGAACACATACCCATGGCACCTAAAAAAATACCCAAAACTCAGGCTAAAAAGAAGAAAATCGAAGACATTTTTGAATTAGAATTAGAATCAGATGATCCCTTGGCCGACCTAATTGATATTCCTGTGTTGGATCCCAAGCATGTGCGTTTACCATTTCCGCCGTTTTACCACTATCGATTAGATGAAAACAAAGTGCCATTTCAAGTGGGCAAAAGCCACTGGATTGGTGATTTCGCTCATGGTGAATTCAGCAAGGAACATGGAACAATGACCCGTACATTGGCTACAATGTTTATGAAGTTAT